GGCCATGCTCAAGGCCTCGACGCTCGAGGAGGTGCGCGCCCGGTGGCGCCGAGGCCTCGCCGAGCCCCCTGGCTGGCTCCAGGTGCGCACCGTCGCGCAGTTGAGGGCCAAGTGGAACGACCTCGCCCCGAAGACGCGCCCCGCAGCCTCGCGGATGCCGTGCGCCCGGTGTGGCGCCGTGTCCACGTACGAAGTCGGGGACGGGACGCCGGTGTGCTACCCCTGCGGAGACGATTGGGCGGCCCTGGTTGGCTCCAGGAGCCTCGACTGGGGGTCGCCTGAGGGTTTGGCCGCCATCGCCGCTCAGACGCGCTCCTGGGCCCAGCGGGAGGCCTTCCAGTGACTCTCTCCAACGCTCTGCGCCGCACCGCCGACGCCATCGTGTGGGCGGACGAGCACGAGGCCGACGTCAGGGCGTTCGTGCCTGGCGTCGTCGGCTCCACGCCCAACGCGCGCGAGCACCACTTCGAGCGCGTCAAACGGGCGAAGGCGCAGCGGAGCGGGGCGTTTCTGCTGACGCGTCACGCAGGCCTCGCGCTGCGCGAGGTGCCGCAGATGGCCGTGGTGGTGGTGCTGACGCGGTGCAGCCCTAGACTCTTGGACGACGACAACCTCGCCGGGGCGCTGAAAAGCTACCGGGACGGGGTGGCCGACTCGCTCGGAGTCAACGACAGAGACGCGCGCGTGTCGTGGTTAGTCGACCAGGCGAAGAGTAGCGAGGCAGGTGTGCGAATCGAAATCTACCAGTGGAGGCAACCGTGAGTGAACTGACGCTAAGGGAGGCGACACCTTGAGTGCCCGCACGGACGCAGAGCGCCGCGAGGCCGCCAACGAGGCCGCGCTCGAGCGCAGCAAGGTGGCGCGGCGGCGCATCGACGCCGTCGTGCTGCTGCGGTACCAGGGCCTCTCGCTGCGCGCCATCGGGGCGCAGGTGCTGGACGAGCGCGGCCGCCCGATGGGGCCAGACTCGGTGCTGTTGCTGCTGCGTGTCGTAGGATTCGAGCGCGGCGGCCCGGGACGACGACCGGCCGCAGGCGAGTCGCTGCGTCGGACGGTGGCGCGGTACGCAAGGGAGGCGAGCCATGGCCAAGAAACGCGCTGAGCTGAGCAGGTCTGAGCAGGCGAATACGGTGGGGCGCCCCTTCAAGCCCGGCAAGTCGGGCAACCCTGGCGGCGTGTCGAAGGAAAAGCGCGCATTCCTTGAGCGGCTCCGCACTGACGACGCCGAAGAGGTCTACACGTCGCTGATGGACCTGGTCCGCCAGCGCAACCCTTCGGCCGTCATCCGCGCCTGGGAGTGGGTGGTGGGCAGGCCTCGCGAGTCGGTGGAGGTGAGCGGCCCCGGCGGCGCGCCCCTCACCGTTGCGCGCATCGACCCATCGAAGCTGACGGCCGGTCAACTGCACGCCTTCGTCGCGGCCCTGCGCGCGCAGCATCGCGACGCGCCCGAGATGGACACACCCAACGAGCCAGATCCCAGTGCATGACGCAAATCATCGAGGTGGAGGGGATGCCGTCGCTGGAGGAGCTCGAGGCCGAGCTCGAACTGCGAGACCTCGTGCGCTTCGTGCCGCGCATGTCTCCGGCGTATATGGCGCCCACCCACCTCGCGCCGCTGTTGCGCCGCTTTGAAACGGCCATCGACGGCATTCCGCAGCGCGTGTGCTGTAGCGCCCCGCCGCGCCACGCGAAGACGGAGTCGGTGCTGCACGTCCCAGCATTCGCCCTGCGTCGACGCCCGGAGCTGACGCTCAGCTACTCGACGTACGCCGACAGGCTGTCTCGCTCGAAGTCGCGCAAGGCCCGGCGCTTGGTGGAGGCGGCTGGCGTCGAGACGGTGGGCAGCGTCAACGAGTGGCGCACCGCAGAGGGCGGCGGGATGCTGGCCGGCGGCGTCGGCGGCCCTCTCACCGGGCACGGTGTCGATATCGCAATCATCGACGACCCCATCAAGAATCGCTTGGAGGCCGAGAGCGAGGTGAAGCGGGGCGGCCTCCAAGACTGGATGAATGACGTCCTCAAGACGCGAATCGAGCCAGGCGGCAGCATCTTTGTCTTCATGACGCGCTGGCACCCCGACGACTTGGTGGGCAGCCTCGTGGACGAAGGCTTCGAGTATATCAATCTTCCAGCCCTCGACGAGAGCGGTGCCGCGCTGTGGCCGGAGCGCTGGCCCGCTGACGCGCTCGCGAAGAAGCGCGACGAGGTGCACGAGTATACGTGGGCGTCGCTCTTCCAGGGGCAACCGCGCCCACGTGGCGCGCGCGTCTTCAACGACGTGCACAGCTACACCGAGCTGCCACGCGTCTACCGCTCTGCGGCCGGCGTCGACTCGGCCTACTCGCAGTCCAAGACGGCCGACTACAGCGCCGTCGTGCGGATGGTGCGCGCGGGCGAGTACTGCTACGTGACGCACGCCGCTCGAGTGCGGGAGCCGGCGCCCATCTTCAAGCAGCGCCTCCATGCGATGCACGAGGCCGACCGCGCGATGACTTGGCGCTGGTACGTCGCCACCAGTGAGCTCGGTGCCGCGAGCCTCTTCGGCGAGGGCGCGCACGGCGTCCCGCTAGTGGGACAGGTGGCGAAGGCGGACAAATTCATCCGCGCCCTGCGCTATGCCGCTGCTTGGAACGCAGGCAAGGTGCTGCTGCCAACGTCGGCGCCATGGCTCGAAGAGTTTCTCTCCGAGCACGCGTCCTTCACGGGCGTGCGCGACAAGCGGGACGATCTCATCGACGCCGCCGTGGCCGCCTTCGACCTGCTCGACACCGGCGACGTCGATATCCCCACGCAGCCGAAGCGCACGCCCGGAAAAAAGTACCTGCGCGAAATCGCCTTCTAACGAGCGGTGTAGCAGCGAAGGACAAAAGCCGACGACGTTCGCGTTGTGGCCAAGCGCACCCTCTCACGCAAGACGCTCAGCCGGGCCGACGAGGAGCCATTCGCCGGGCCCGACTTGCGCCTGACGGCTGACGGGCGGCTTGCGCTTGGGCCGCAGGAGATTGGCGCGACGGGTACCGCCAACTCCTTCGGAGACCTCCTCACCGAGTACAACCCGGCCCTCACCTATCAGCAGGGCTACGGCACGCCGGGCTCTCGCAGCTGGGGCGCGTGGGAGTACTTGCGCCGCACCAACCCCTGGGTGGCGCAGGGGCTCGAGTTCGTCGCCTCGCCGATTCGCGACGCGTCAATCGGCGTGCAGGTGGCGACACACGAGTCCCTGCCAGAGGAACTGGCGGCGAAGCAAGCCGACTTCGTTCGCTGGGCTCTCACTGAGGCGCTGTCGCCCGCCATCAGCGACCTGCTCCAGTCGATGACGAAGTCGGGGCTCAACGACGGCTTCGAGCTGCGCGAGCTCGTCTGGGGCAGCGTCAAACACCCGTCTCTCCCGGGCGGCATCGGCAACAGCGTCGTGCGCCTGGCCGAGCGCCTGCCGTCGACGCTCATCTACCAAGCGTGGCACGAGGAGAATGGCCAACTGGTGGGCGTACGGCAGCGTGCGCCCTTCGCCGGTGCGTGGCGCATCGTCGAGATTCCCGTGGAGAAAGTGAGCCTCTTCAGCTGGGGCCGAACCGGGAACAACTACGCCGGCTACTCGGTGTGGCGGCCGGTTTTTTACATCACGCAGGTGCAGGAGCAGATCCTCAAGATGCTCGGAATCACGCTGACGCGCGAGGGCGCCGGCGTGCCGACGGCGGTGTCGCAGGGTGCGGACGCCGCCAACCTCAACGACAAGCAGCGCAAGGCGCTGGCGCGGCTGCTCCAGAATCTCGTGTACCACGAGAACGCCAGCGTCGTGATGCCGAGGGGCTGGGACATCAAGTGGGTCTACAGCCCCGGCGCCAACAAGAGCCACGTGCTCGAGGCGTGGCGCGACCTCGGCATCGTCGTCCTCCAAATGGTGGGCGCGCAGCAGTTGACACTGGGCACGGGTGGTACTGGCTCCCGTGCTGTCGGCCAGACGCATGATGCGCAGTCACTTGTTTTCGTGCAGTCCGTGGTTGCCGCGCTGGAGTCGTGCCTCAATGGTCGCGCGGGCGCTCTCGAGACGGGCCTCGTGCGCAAGCTGGTGGACGCCAACTGGGGCCCGCAGCCGGCGTACCCGAAGCTGACGATTTCCCTGAAGCGGCCGCAGCTCGGACCCCTCGAGAAAATGCAGGCGGTACAGGCCGCAGTCGGTGCCGGCGCACTCACCGTCACCGCCGACGACGAGAACGCGTTCCGCGAAGACCTCGGCCTTGAGCCAATCGACGCCGAGGCACGCGACGAAGAGAAGGCCAAGCGCGCCGCCCTTCGTCCGCCCGTCGCAGCCGTGCCTCCCGGGCAGCCCGCTCAGACGCCCAACGACGACTCAAGCCCAGGTCAGTCGCCTGCCGCACGTGCGCCGGCCGACAAGGAGGAGAACCAGCTTCCTCTGGGCACCTCTCGTGGCGCGTGCGGTTGCACCACGCACCGTCGCCTCGCTCGAGGTGGACAGCCCTTCACGCCGTCTCGGGCCCTGCGTCCCGGCGAGGAGAGGCTCGACCTCGCGGCGATTGACTCCTTCCTCAACAGCGCTCGCCATGACTTCGAGCAGCGCGTACGCCCCGTCGTCGTCGAGATGTTGGTGAAGGCGCAGCCGGCCATTCACCGCGCGATGGCCGAGGGCAAGCCGGCCGACGTGGCGAAGGTGCCGCTGGACACCTCGCGGCTGTCGGACGCCATCGACGCATTCCTCACTGCCTGTCGCGCCGAGGGCAACCGGCAGGTGCGGGGCGAGCTACGCAAGGGCGCCGGGCCCGACATCGCGGAGAAGCGCGCCGAGGGAGAGCCCGCGGTGGCGCCCACGAAGCTGGCGGCCGCTGGCGACGACGAGGACGACGAGGGCAAAGAGGCCGACAACTCGCCCGAGGAAGAGGCCGACGAGCTGCTCCAGCACCAGCGTGACGCGCTCCTTCGCCGCATGGAGTCGCGCCTCGAAGGGCAGCTTGAGCAGGAGGCCATCGACGCGAAGCGCACCGGCGGCGACGCCTCCGAAGTCGTCTCGCGCACCGTCGAGGATCAGCTCGACTCGGGCGCCTTCCGCGCGGACGCGGGCACCGTCGTCACCAAGGCCTGGAATGCCGGGCGCGACGAGGCCGCGAAGCAGCTGGGTGGCGTGGCGGCTGTGCAGTACTCAGCCATCCTCGACGGCAAGCAGTGCGACGAGTGCGCGGCGATGGACGGCGCCACGGCCGACTTCGAGAGCGCGGAGCATGACGCGATGGTGCCGCCCAACCGCGACTGCGAGGGCGGCGACAACTGTCGCTGCTGTCTCGTCTACCTCACGGCCGATCAGGCCCCCAACGACGGGAGCGACGAATGAGTACGCGCGGAGCACTCCTTGAGGCAGCTCGTCAGCTGACGGGCAGGGCGCGCGCGGAGACGGTGCGCTGGCTCGGCGAAGTCGACGAGGAAACCGTTGCCAACCTCCAGGCGGAGTCGGTGCGCCTCGGGCTTCCGCTGCGTCAGGTGTTGCGCCTGCGGGCGAAGGCGATTCAACAGGCCGGGCGCGTGTCCGCGGACCAGCTCGCCTCCGGCGTCATTCGTCTCTCGTCTACCGCTGCGGTCCTCTTCCGGCTCGAGGGCGTCGGCGTCGTGGACCCAGGCGACGCGAAGGGCCCATCGAAGGCGGTGTGGTGCCAGCTCTTTGTCGCGGGCACGCGCTACCGACCGGATTTCCCGGATGGCTCCATCACCTTCGACGCGTCCTTCTTCGACGCGATGATGGCCAACTGGAAGACGTACCAGGCGAAGGGCGGCAAGCCGCTGCCCCTCGACTACGCGCACGACGAGTCAGGCATCGCCTCGGGCTGGATCCAAGAGCTGGAGATGCGGCCGGGCGAAGACGGAACGCCGGTGCCGTGGGCGCGCATCGAGTGGACCGACAGGGCCCGCGCCGCGATCCAGGCGAAGGAGCTTCAGTACCTCTCGCCGACGTTCAGCTGCGACGGCTGGGACCCAACCACCGGCCAGCGCCAGGGCCCGACGCTCTACGGCGCGGCGCTGCTCAACACCCCCTTTCTTTTCGATCTGCCGCGCGTGGCGGCGAGTCGTGAAGCCGTCCCTTCCACGCATTCACCGGGGCCCGAGCCCCGCACGGAGTCACACATGCTGAAGAAGACGCTGCTCGCCCTCGGGCTCCCCGAAGGCACCACTGAAGATGAGGCGCTCAAGGCGCTGGCGGAGATGGCCGGCGAGAAGGTGAAGCTGGGCGCGGAGACGAAGGCGCACGTCGTGGCGCTCGAGTCGATGCGCGTCGATCTGGCCGCCGCGAAGGCCGAGGGCGCAAAGGCGCTGGCCGAGGCGAAGGTGCTGCGCGAGGAGGGCGAGAAGCAGAAGCTGGGCGCCCTCTGCGATGAGCTCGTCGCCAAGCACCACGTGCTGCCGGCGCAGCGCGACGCCGTGACGGAGTACGCGCGCGCTGTCGGTATCGACGCCGCCCGTGGCTTCTTCACCAAGCTGTCGGTGGTGCCAACCGGCGAAGTCGGCGTGAAGGGCACGCCCGCCGCGGACAAGAAGCCGCACGAGGCCGCCGACGAGTTCAACGCCCTCGTCGACGAGGAACTGAAGAAGGGCGTGAAGCCTCAGGTGGCGATGTCCCGTCTGCAGAAGGCGCACCCCGCGCTGTGGTCCATCGCGCGCAACGCGAAGCCGGCCTCCTTCAGTCCCGTCGAGGAGTGAGCGTCTCGCTCGCCCTTCGCTTCACCACTCACAGGAGAAAACACCATGTCGTCACGCTTCAATATGTTGGGCTCTGAGCAGCTGGGCCTCACGGCCGGCGCTGCCATCACCAAGAATCGTTTCGTCAAGCTGTCGGCAGCGGAGACTGTCATCAACACCGCGGCTGCGACGGACATCCCATTGGGCGTCGCCACCGAGGCGCCGGCCAACACGTTCCCGTGTCCGATTCAGATCATCGGCGTCGCGAAGGTGGAGGCGGGCGCTGCCGTCGCTGCCGGCGCGCAGGTGTCGTCTGACGCCTCGGGCCGCGGCATCACCGCCGCTGCCTCCAGCGTCTCGGCCGGCATCGCCATCACCGCCGCGACGGCGGCCGGCGAAATCTTCGCGGTGCTCCTGCACTGCGGCCCCAACGTCAACGGCCCCGTCAACTAACCCCTTCGCCCGGGCACTCGTTGCCTGGGCAACACCCTCACCAGGAGCACGCACATGCCTTTGGACCCCTCACAGTTTCAGACGCCGGACCCGCTGGCGAACCTCTCCATTCGCGCGATGAATTCCCGGGAGGACTTCATCGCCGACTTCGTCTTCCCGCCCGTGCCCGTCCAGCAGCGCCAGTACAGGCGGTACCAGTACGACCTCAACAACAAGCGGGAGCGCCCGCTCGCGGTGAAGGTCGGCACCAAGACGAAGGCGAACATGGTCGACTACAACGTGACCAACGCCACGGGCGAAGTGTCCGTGCGCCGCCTCGCGGCCGAGTGGGACCCGCAGGATGCGAAGGACTTCGACAAGTCCGTCAGCGACCTTCAGACGGACGCGGCCCTCACCCTCACCGAGCAGCTGTGGATTGCTCGCGAGCGCGAGGTCATCAACAAGATCAACGCCGTCGGCAACTTCGCCACCGGCCTCAGCACCACCCTCACCGCGGGCACCACCCGCTGGGGCGACGGCTCGACGGCCAACCCGGTGGGCGATGTCATCGCGGCACGCGCCGCCGTGCGCAGCGCCTGCGGCGTCAATCCCGACAGCATCGCGATGTCGTGGACGATGTTCGAGAAGCTCAAGGCGCTCGCGTCCATCATCGACCGCGTGAAGTACACGCAGCCCGGCGCCGCGCCCGACATCAACATCTTCAAGGGCCTCTTCGGCGTGCAGAACATCTTCATCTGCGGCGGCGTCTCGACGACGGCGAACGAAGGTGCGGCGACGCAGGCGCTCAGCGACATGTGGGGCAACTACGTCCTCGTCTTCAAGCAGGGCCAGGTCGGCCTGCGGCAGATGGGCTTCGGCTACAACTTCACACTCCAGGAGGGCATGTATTCGAAGGCGTGGCAGGACCCGCAGAAGGGCGCGCAGCTCCCGATGCAGGGCCTCGAGATGGGCTGGTGGTACGACCTCCAGCCCGGCTTCGTCGACTCCTTCGCAAGCGGCAAGTTCAACGCGGGCTACCTCATCGCCAACACCTACTGAGTCGTCTTCTCGAGGGGGCTTGAGCTGCTGTCTGGCTTGAGCCTCCTCGCGAAGTCGCCTCACTCCTCACACCCAAGGAAACGATGACATGCCCCAGTTCTACGTGACGCACTCCTCAGTGAAGCACACCGACTCGAAGGGGACGGCCATCCTTGCCGGCCCCGGCCAGTCCATCGAGCTGACGCAAGAGCAGGCCGACGGCATCAACGAGGCCGCGCGCGGCGGCCGCAGCGAGACGGATCCCGACGCGGGCGACGACCTCCTCGTCACGCCAGACGCCTGGGCGAAGATGCAGGCTGCGGCCAAGGCGCTGCGGAACATCGGCGCGGACCTCCCCGACGCCCTCGCCGGCACCCAGGCCTCCACGAAGGCCTGACGCCACCAGGCGGGCGCCTCCACCATTGGGCGCTCCGCCTTCCCCTTTCCCGCAACGAGGCGCCCGTGGCTGACGAGACGACCACCACCCTGACGCAGCTCGCGCTGAGTGCGCCGGGAGGCATCGTGCTCGTGAAGATGATCGTCGACTGGGCCCTCGCCCGCGCAGAGCGCGCCGAAGCCGCCAAGAAGAAGGCCGAAGAAGAGGTGGGCGAAGTGAAGGAGCGCGAGGAGTCGGCGGCGACGAAGAAGCTGGAAGAGGTGCTGGCTGTCGTCACGAAGCTTCAGCAGGACTTCGCGGTGTTCGCCTCCACCTTCGCGCAACACCAGCGCGCCACCGATGACAAGTTCGGAGACCAAGCCGACGCAATCAGGAAGGTCGACGGGCGCGTGTCCGAGCTCGATCCCAGGCTGGCTCGCGTTGAGCGCGACATTGTCGAGATTCGCACCCTGATGAGTCGCCCGCGGAGGACGCGATGACCGTTCAGACTTTCGCCGTCGATGCCGACAGTATTCGGCGCCACTACTTCCCGCACCTCGACTCCTTCAGCGCCAGCACCTCGCCGACGCTGGCGACGGTGACGGAGCGCATCACCCGCGCAGCGGCTCGACTCTCCGGGCAGCTGTATATGCGCAACGTCGACCCGACGACGATTGTGGACACCACCAGCCCCGCCTGGGTGTGGTGCCAGGAGACGCTGAGTCTCATCGTCGCCATCCGCCTCGCGCAGGTGGTTTCCGGCGCCAACAGTGAAGCCGTGAAGGCGTGGCAGGCCGACCTGACGGAGCGCTTCCATGTGCTGTCCGACTCCGGCGAAGCCGCGCTGGGCGGTGGCGCTGACGCCTTCGGCCTGAGTGAGTCGGCGGGCCCGACTGACTTCATCAGCGAGTTGAGTCTCGACGTGGGCGACACGTCGCTCGCGTCGGACGTCTCGCCGGTGCTTCGCCGGAGTGACCTCCTGTGAGCGTCGTCGGACTCAGAGTGACGTACACCGTCGGCCGCGAGACGGGCGACGACGTGGTGCGAAACATCGCCGTCGCCCTCGAGCGCGCGGGCGCCGAGGTGGCACAGTTCGGCAAATACGCCTTCCCGCATCTCATCCCCGTCTTTGAGTCCGCCGAGAAGCGCCAGTTCTCCGCCGAGGGTGCGGGCCCATCATCTGGCCACTGGGCGGCATTGAGTGCGGCCTACGCGAAGTGGAAGGCGAAGAAGTACCCAGGCAAGCCGGTGCTGGAGCGTAGTGGGAAACTGCGCAAGGCCCTCACCTCCAACGGCCCCAACGCCGTGCGCGACTACTCGGCGTCGATGATGAACTTCGGCACGACGGACGTTGAGTACGCATCGTTCCACCAGATGGGCACGCCTTTCATGCCGGCGCGCCCGCCCTTCGACTTCGACGCGCAGTTCGAGAAGGAGATGCGCCAGGCCGCGCAGCTCGGACTCATCGACGCCGTGCGCGCAGCGAAGTTGGACTCCATCGCCGAGGTGACCGAGTGAGCGCCTTCTCCTCCCCTTTCTCCCGCCTCGCATCGGCCACCGTCGCCGGCCTCGTCTCCATCGCCGCGCAGACGTTCGCCGGGGTGAAGACTTTCACGAGCGCCATTGTGGCCAGCGCGGGCATCCAGCTCGGCGCGCTGTGGAACACCAACGGAGGCACGGCCGGCGACGTGGTGCTGAAGCTGGGCACCACGCTCCCCGCTGGATCGACGAACGCCACGGCCACCCTGGTGTCGTTCCGCAACGGCATCGGAGGGACCGAGAATGAACTCATCACCATCGGCGCCCAGGGGGGCATGACGATCGCTTCAGGTGGCCTCTGGGTCTCAGGCAACATCTACGGTGCGTCTGCACTCACTTCGGGCGGCGGGCTCATCTACAACAACACCTACTGCGACCTTGTCGGCGGCAGCCTCCGCGGCTCCCACGCCCATAACGCGCCCACCTACTGGCTCGCCCAGCTCGGCGCGGGCGCCACCGACGTGTGCGTAATCAACGGCACATCGGTGGCCGACGGAACGGTGAATGCCACGGCGAAGCTCGCGAGTTGGCGCACGGGCATCTTCGGAACGGAGGTCGAGTACGCCTATTTGACGAAGGGGCTGCTCTCAATCGTCGGCTCGCTGTCTCTCACCGGTGGCGCCAGCACGGTGAGCGCCTACCAACTCCAGACGAGCGATGGTACGACGTTCCGCGTGGCCAACGGGGGCATCTACGTCGGCGCGACCATCCAGGACACGTGGCCGGCCGCTCGCATCAACCTCCCGACCAACGCGCCCCTCACTCTCACGGGCACGCAGGCGAACGGCGCCACGGCAGTGGGCACCATCACCGACACGGGCGCCGCGTACTCGACGGTGGGAGCGAAGGCGCATAGCTTCCGCAGTGGCGGCGCCGAGCTCGCGTACGTGAGCATGCGCGGGGCGTACGGCCTGGGCACCATCACCGATACCAGCGCGAGCCCAGCTGCCACCGCGGCTATCAACGCGGCCAAGGGGCGCTGCGCCTTCTCGAGCGGCATCTCGGCGCTGACGTTGACCAACGACCAGATCACCACCGACTCCGTGCTGCATATCGAGTGGGAGGATTTTCCGCCTGGCCTGCACAAGGTTTCTCTCAGCGCCAACACTGCGGTGATTACGCTGCCGTCGGCCACCGCGGCTATCACGAAGTTCCGATGGTACCTGGTCAAGTAGGGAACACATGGCCGACCGCATCTCTCTCTTCGCCGTCGACGACATGGGCGCGCCAGCCACCGGACTGACGCCGTCCTTCGTCAAGTACGTCGACCGCACCGGCACCACGCGCACGCCCCCGGCCATCACCGCGTCGAGCGTCGCGGGCGAGTACGTCTTCTCGCCCTCGCAGGCCGACGAAGATCTCGGCGTGTGCTGGCTCGTCGACCTCGGCACCACCTCGGGCGGCCTCTCACGCCGCGTCTCCGGCACCGTGCCGCTGTTCACCTCCTTCGAATGTTTCCACCTCGAAGACGGCGCAGGCGCCCTATGGACTGGCGCGGCTCCGACGTGGGGCGGGTATGCCGACTTCGCGGGCAACGCGCGCGCGGCGCCCACGCTGGCGGCTCTGGGCAACGGCCTCTACACCTTCACGCCCAGCCCGGATGACTTGACGCTCGACGTCACCTTCCGTCTCGACTCGCCCGTGGGCGCGTACCCGGCCTACGTCGCCGGCAGCCCCGAGGCGCGCAAACAGCCGACGCCAGCGCCCAGCACCGGGCTCGACGCCGAGGGCATCGTGGTGCGGGCTCTGCGCGAGTACCTGCTCGCCAACCTCCCGGGCAAGGTTGCGCAGCTCAACGCCCTGCGCGGCGCGGCGCTGAAGTCGGCCCTCGTCGAGCCCTTCACCGTGCCTGCGTCGGCGTCCCTCGTGCTATCTACCACCGGGCGCGACTCGGGAGGCGTGACGGTGGCGCTCCCCTCGGGCAGCCAGACGGCCAGCGCCATCGCGGCCACAATCAACGCCGCCGTGGTGCCCAACGTCACAGCCAGCACCGATGCCGGGCGCCTGGTGCTGACGTCGACGGTGACGCCCGCCGTGGGCACGCTGTCGCTGCTGTCGCTCCAGGCGGGCACCGGCAACGCGGCCTTCGGCTGGGACGCGGGCGGCGAGCACGTCACCACCTCGGCCCTCGTGGCGCCATCGTGGCGCGGCATCACCGACGGCTGGCCTCTCGCTGTGCCCGACATGGGCAGCGGTTTCTGGGTGATTCTCGGAGACCGCGAGTCAGTGCCTGTTGACCCGGACGTGCGGCGCGATGAAATCCTCGTGACGCTCGAGGTGACGCTCCTGAAGATGGAGGCGGCCACCAGCCCGCACCGCAGCCGCGAGGGCATCACCTCGTGCCTGCGCGCCGTGCGCGAGCTGCTGCTGACGTCGACGGGACGCTACCTTGGGCGTGTCGGCAGCGGCGACGTTCTCTTCGCCGCCATCAGTAAGGCGAACATCCCCGGGCGCCCCTTCAGCTTCGTCGACAAGAACGGCGCCAGCGTCGTCAACGCGAGCGTCTTCGACGCCGCAACCTTCACCCTTACCTGCCGCGTGTATCAGCGCCCGGCTTTCTGAAAGGACGTCACCATGTCTCTCAATCCCGTCAACGGCTGGGACAAGCGCCTCTTCGCCGTCGCCGAAGCCACCCTCGCCACCACGCCGGCCCCCGCGTCGCCTGCGGCGTATGCCGCGCAGGCGATCGAGTTCATCTCGGCCAACCTCGGCCCGGGCGAAGTCGGAAAGGTGCGCGGGAAGAAAGACCGCAACCAGGGCCGCGACATGCAGTCAGCTTTCATCGAGGGCCGCGTCGAGCCCATCCCCTTCAGCGTCGTCGCATCGATGAAAGGCCGCGCCGCCATCGACGCTGCGCCCCAGGCGCTCGCGCTGCTCAGGGCGGCCGGTCTGAAGAGCACCATCAACAGCGGCGTGTCGTACGTGCTGAGTCCCAGCGCGACGCCCATTGAGTCGGGCGACTTCGCTTCGTGCAGCCTGACGGAGATTCTCGGCGCACAGACGGCGGCGTACCAGGCGGAGATTCTCCGCGGCTGCATCGTCGACAAGCTGCGCTTCGAGGGCGGCGACAAGGAGTTGACTCTCACCGCCTCGGGCAAGGGAGTGGGCAAGCTGGTGCAGGGCGCGCTCGACTCGGTGACGCTGGCCTCTGCGGTGGTGACGACGCTGACGCACACGGCCGAAGAGTCGTACCGCCTCGAGCCCGGGTACTACCTCTGTGAGTCGGAGGTGGTTCAGGTGACGGTGGTGGGCTACGGAAGCACGTCGTCGACCATCGCGCGCGGCGCCCTCGGCACCACGGCTGCGGCGCACACGGCGGCGAAGTTCCAGCCGTACGTGCCGCCCAGCATCACCTACTCCGGCGCGCCCATCTCCGAGGTGGTGACGAGCTTCGCTCTCGGCGGCGTCTCCATCCCCGTCACGTCGTGGTACGTGGAGATTTCGACGGGCGCCGGTTTCACCACGGGCGAGGTGGGCTCGAAGTACGCGCAGAACGTCAAGTTCACCCGCTACGACGTGAAGGTGGGCGCCAAGCTGGTGCTGCGCGCCGACAACGTCTCGTTGCTGGGCAAGGTGCGCCAGCGGCCCACCGTCGCGCTCGCTCTCAGCCAGGGCGCGGGCGTCGGCGGCATCTTCTCGCTGGGCATCGCCAACGCCGAGGTGGAGCCCTTTGCTGTGCCCGATGTCGCCAACGACGTGGCTACCGTCGACGTCACCCTGCGCGTGCGCGACTCCGGCACCGCGTCGGACGCCTTCTCCGTCACCCTCACCTGAGAGACAGCATGGCCAATCTGACGCTGAAGAAGAAGGTGCGATACTTCCCGAGCATCCCGGGCAACCTCGAATTGCCGGAGGCGGAGCGCTTCCACTTGGTGGTGATGTCGGGGCTGCCGAAGGTGGTGCTCGAGCAGGTGGTGACGGACGCCACCGAGGCGGCACAGCGCGTCGACGTGACGGCCCTGACGGAGGCGCTGTCGCCGGCCGTGTCGCTGGGCGCCGTCAGCCTCGAGCTTGACGGCGTGGAGGTACAGGCAGTGGGCGACTACCTCACTGCATTGGTCGGGCAGTCGGGCCAGCCGCTCCTCTTCGAGTTGGTGCAGCGCGTGGTGGAGCTCAATTCCTTCAGCGGGGCGCGGGCCGTTTTCTCCGCGCCGCCGTCTGGTGGTACCGCTGGTACTGCCGCCCTGAGCACCGGGCAGGCCAGCGGGCAGACGGCGAGCCCTTGAAGTGGCGCGCGGACCAGCGACAGGGCTGGTTCGGCTGGCGGCCCGACAGGGCCGGTGCGCAGCCTCTCCACGTGGCGAAGGTGGACCTGGACGAGGCACTGCGAGAGTCGAGAGAGGTGCTCAACCTGTGGTGGGTGGCGCGCCAGCACGAGGCGCCTCCGCTGTCGGGTGGCGTGCTGGACGCCTGGCCGGCGTGGCTGGCTGAGGCGCTGGCGGTGTGCAGGGACGAAGAGAGCGCGGTTACGTTGTTCGAGAGGAGTGTGGCGCATGGCCGACCTGAAGCTGACGCTCACCGGTGAGGACCGGGCCTCGCCCGCATTCAAGTCGGCGGCAGAATCTGCCACCGAACTGAGCAACGCAGCGAAGCAACTCTCTGAGGCTGCGGAGGCGCTGAAGGGGTCGACGAAGGGCGCGGGCGACGCCACCGACGAGGCGGCAGAGAAGGCCGCCAAGGCGACGGAGAAGTGGCGCGAAATCGGCGAGGTGCTGAAGAAGGGCGCTGAGCTGACGTGGGAGCTGACGAAGAAGACGGTCGAGCTCTCCGAGGAGCAGGCGAAGGCGGACCGCCAGCTGAAGCTGGTGGCCGGCGACATGACGGACGCCTTCAAGGCTCAGGCGTCCGCGATGCAGGAGCAGCTCGGCGTCTCCGACGACATGGTGCAGAGGATGCAGCTCATCCTCCTGCGCTTCGGCGAGGCGCCCGCGGCCATCGACAAGACGGTGCGCGCGCTGCTCGACTACTCGGCAGCGACGGGCGTTGACGCCGTTTCCGCCACCGAGACGCTGACGAGCAACGTCGAGACTGGGCGCAAGGCGTTCAAGGAGCTCGGACTCCAGTACGACTCGACGGGGCTGCGCTCGAAGGATCTCGAAGCCATCACCGGAGCGCTGGCGAAGAAGATTGGAGGCGCCGCCCAGGCTGATGCCGAATCGCTGACGGGCGCCTTCGCGAAGATGAAGGAGCAGATCTCCGAGGTGGGCGAAACCGTCGGCGGACACATCACCAAGCTGGTGCAGCGGACGGGCGTCGTCGAGAAGCTGACCTATGCGTTCAAATCGTGGAACACGGTGTTGGGCGGGGACGATGCGTACAACAAACTGAAGGAACGAGAGAAGCTCTACGACGAGTTGCGCGCCATCGACGAGAAGATGGCGTCAGGGCGTACGCGGGGCTTCAGCGACGACGACCTCGATCAACGCCTCCTCAGCACGCGCAAGAGCGACATCGAGGTGAAGCTGGGCGTAATGCAGGCCGAGGTGAATGCGGCCAACGGCATGTCGCAGGCGCTTCCTTCCAGCAGCAGCGCGCCGCAGCAGACGGCGAAGTACGCAGAGCTTCAGAAGGCGGCGAAGGAACACGCCGACGAGATGCTAAAGATTTCGCAGAAGAACGCCGAGGACATGCGGCGCCTCCAGAAGTCCGAAGACGCGCTCGACGCTGCCGAAGCGGAGAAGGACGCGAAGGCGCTCGCCAACGTGCAGGAGGGCATCTTCAGGGACGCCGAGTTCGATGGCTGGGAAAAGGTGCGCGAGCAGTCGAAGAAGCAGCAGAAGGAGGACTTCGCGGACCTCATGAAGGCGAACGATCTGATGGTGAAGCAGATCCGCGATCGCGAAGAGGAGTGGAAGAAGGCCGGCGAGCAGCTCGGCGCGGCCTTTGGCAACGCCCTCGTCAGCGCCGTCGACCAGCTCGCCAGCGGCGGGAAGATGGACCTCGGCGGCATCCTCGCGGGCATCCTCCAGACGGCCGGCAGCGTGCTGGGCGGCGTGCTTGGCTCCGTCGTCCCGGGCCTGGGTACCGCCCTCGGCGCCACCATCGGCGGCACGCTGGGTGGCCTCGCTGGCGCTGGCGTCAAGGCGGCGACGCGCACCTACCACGATGGCGGCTGGGTGGACGCGCCGCGACACCACACCGGTGCGTGGATTTCGCCCGATGAGCAGCGCGCCATTCTCCAGCACGGCGAGCGCGTGCTGTCCCGGCGCGAGGTGCACGACATGGGCGGCCCAGCAGGCGTCGACGCTGCGGCGAAGGGCGGAAGCGGGGGCACTGGCGTCACGGTGCATGTCAACGCTTTCGACGGCTCCAGTGTGCGCGACTTCTTTGAGCGCGCGGGCGGACGTGCCGTCTTCGACGCCGTGCGCACCGGGCGCGGCCCCATGTCGGCGCTGCTGGGAGGGCGCTGAGCCATGGCCGCCTACGCCACCACCAACGTGCTCGCAGGCCTCGCTGCGGCCAACTTCACACCTGGCAGCGGCCCTGCCGACGCCACGCGCGGATACCTCAACGACTCGGCGATGGCGGCCCAGTACGTCTTCACCGCGGCGGCGGCGGGGAACACCCTCGTCGTCGACCTCGGTGCGCCCGTGACGATGATCGGTTTCGGCATCCTCAACCACAACCTCGCGACGATGGCGTCACCCGGCATCACGATTCTGGGGGCAGACGACGCGGGCTTCACGACGGGCGTTGTGATGCCCTTCAGTCCTACGACGGTGCCGACGACGGCACCGTCGCAGAAGGAGTTCTGCGCCATCTTCAACCCAACCACGAAGCAGTACTGGAAGCTCACCTTCGGGTGGACCGGCACGTACGCGCTGAAGCTGGGCGAGCTCTTCGCCATCTCCGCAGCCGTCGGCGGCCTCACCACGCTGTCGCGCGGAAGCGTCGACGGCAGCGGCGAGACGGAGACGCTCCTGCTCAACTCGGAGCAAATGCAGACGGGCAACATTAAAGTCGCCTTCCTCGCCGGGCCCATTCGCTCAAGGCACTGGAAGACGGTCGACTTCACCGCAGCCCAGCGTGACGAGTTGCTCGCCCTGTGGCGCGCGGTGAAGGGGCCCGTCACGCCCTTCCTCTGGCTCGAGGCTGCCGTTGCGGGCGCATGCAACGACTGTCTCTTTGGGCGCCTCCAGCTTGACGCCTTCGCGTGGACGTGGGCCGACTACAACCTTGTGCAGCCGCCCGACTTCGTCCTCGTCTCTGAGGGCCGGGAGGTGGGCTCGTGAGCACCTTCGCACAGCTCGTTTCGCGCCCGTCGCCTGGGGTGGCCTACTTCCTCGACGTCTCGCTCGACCGCTTCGCCACGACCTACAAGCGCTATGCGACGCACTACGCGAGCGCAATGGACCTCGTCAGCCCGGCGACGGAGGTGCGTATCGTGCAGCACGGCATGGGCGTGCTTCAGCGCGCCTTCGCGCCAGACCACGGCGTGACGGCATCCACCATCGAGGTGACGCTAGCCAACACCGACGGTGGTGCTGACTGGTTTGTCGACCGCACCAGCTTCGCCAACGTGCAGAAGGCGCAGTTCCGTCTTACGTGTCTCGCCTACGACGCCAACAATCCGAGCGACTCCGCTTCGAAGGTGCTGGGGCTTTTTGTTTGTATGAATCCTCCGGTGCGAAACGGCTCGCGCATCGAACTCTCGCTCGCCGACAACGTACTGGGTGACGCGGGCGAGGTGGTCAGCACCCCGACGATTCGAGACTGGTGCGCCATTGACGACCCCTGGCGGCCCACCGACTTGGCGGCCATCGTCAATGGTGGCCTCACGGATTACGGCGGAGGCCTGTACGCTCAGCCTGACCAGTGGGGACAAGTCAAAGGCTTCAACTTCGACTCGCCGATTCAGCTCGCGTTCGGCACAGACATCACCCCCGTGCGTGTGTACCAGGACTGCTTCGTTATCTGCGCCGTTGCGGGGTCTGCCGGCTCGCTTCCTATCAGCGACATCACGGCGGTCAACTACGCGCCCGTCCCGCTGTCGGCGGCGCTGCGTGCTTCGAACGGAAGCTATACCTCTTCGTTGTACTCGGCCGGGAACCTGCCGCAGCGGTACGCGCGATACGACCCAAACGGTAACCCAATCGGCTCGTCTATCTTTTGGACCGTCCGACGCACGCCCGATATCGTGAAGAACGGGAAAACGTTCCACTTGTTGTGGATCCAGATCAGCCTCACCACGCAGAACGGCGGCTCTGAGTACCTGGCGAAGCAAGGCTTCGACGTCAGCGACGTCGCCTCCCTCTTCTACGGCTACGGCGTCTATGACTTGCTGTCGCCCATCACCGTCCACGGCGCGCTCTTCAGCCACCCCGCCAACGACATCACCGCCGACACAGGGCAGCCAACACCCTCAGTGGCGCTTGACCTGCTCACCTACTACACGCGCGCCACGGTGCCGATCGACACGGCCAGCTTCACGGCGATGGCGAAACTTCGAGCGCTGCCCGCAAATGGCGTCGTCGTGCCAGGCGCGATGTTGAACAAGACGCAGTCACTCGGCGATGGCGCGATGGTGAAGGCCCTTCGCGGCCTCTGCTCGGCTGGGAACTTCGACATCTTCGTGCGGTGGGACGGTACCTTCGTGGCCTCTGCGCAGGTGTCCGACTTCTCCACCCTCGCCGCGACGCCGGCCGTCCTCGACGAAACGCTCTTCAAGGCTGACGTGACGGACCGAATCCCCTCGGTGACGGAGCGCGGAGCGCCATTCAATCGGCTCTTCTTCTCGAAGGGCGGCCAGCGTTACGGCCCCTACGACGACGCCGCCAGCATCGCCGCTTGGGGGAAGGTCATCTCGACGGAAATCAACGTCGATTGGTGCCTCTACCTGCCTACCGGAATCGGCCGCGACAACGCCAGTATTCGCACGCTCGTCACGGCCACTACCTGGTTGAACGGGCTCAACTACGAGCTGGGCGACTACGTCACGTTCAGCTGGAGCCGCGGCGCCCTCGGCGGCCCCTACACGGCCAACCTGTTCCGTATTGAAGGCATCGCGCTCGACCCGGCCAGTTCGACGGTGCAACTCACGCTCTCATGGCAGAGCGACCTCGGAGCCCCGAGTAACCTGCCATACCTGCTCGACGACGAGACGCTGGCCACGCGGGTGGCCTACTCGGCGGGGCGCACCATCACGCTCACCACCACGTCAACAACCGTCGTCTTCGCATCAGGCTCACTCCTCACCGACGGCGTCACGGCCGGCGACACCATTATCGTGCTCGACGCCGCCGAGACGTCGCCCACGGGCTTTCAGCGCAACCGCGTGTTGAACATCATCAGCATCACCGACGCCACGCATCTGGTGGTCGATGCGAGCGACTTCGGCACGGGCGGACCCTTCACGCTCGCCGGCTGGGAGATTCGCCGCGGGGCGCTCACTTACCGGGCCAACGCTGCCGTCTTCGGCAAGCTCTCCAGCGCCACCGGCTTCTTCTCCGACGGCACCACCATCGCCAACAAGCTGCTCGACGGGTGACCTATGCCTTTCAGCGTAATTCCCTCGAAGGCATGGAAGGACTCGCTCGGTCCCCAGGCCCTCACCACGATGAGCGAAAACCTCCGTTACCTGCGGCGAGCCTCTGCGCGCGAGCACCGTTGGAGCAACGGACAGCACAACGCCTTCGAGGTGCCGCGCATCGTCGGGCGCATCGTGGCCAACGCTTGGACGGGGAGCTACCCCGGCGAGTTCACCTTCTCGCACCCCGGGACGGGCCAGTACCGCTTCGTCTTCGCCGCTGGCGGAAATGTTGCCCTGTCGGTTGGCTCTCTCGACCCTTCGCTGCTGCGCGCGCAGCTCAACGTCCTGCGCGAAAACCAGGTGCCGTACCTCGCGACATATACGACGTACTTCTCTGCCGGCCTGCTCTACCTCGACGTTTTCGTGCGGCGCCTCACCAGCACGCTGGGTGTCGCGGGGAACGCCTGGGCACTCATCGACGGCGCCGTCGATGTCGCCATCCACTGTCCTCCGGTGCCCGACGCCATCACCTATGCCGCGCTGCCCCAGGCGTTCACTCGAGGGGCGTCGCTCCCTGCCGTAGCGTCGAATGCTGCCGACTGGGCGACGCAGGTGCAGGAGGCTGGAGAGATTCAACGCATCCTCTCGGCCGAGCACGTTTCGACGACGGGCGAACACAACGTGCTCGAGGTGGCCAAGGCCTCGGGCCTCGTCACGTGGAACGGCACCGCATACAGCACGACGTCGAGCACCATCACCGGCATCACGCGGGTGTCGGCGGGCTCGCTCCAACTCACGCATGCGACGTGGGCGACGCTGACGGGCGCTTTCGTCTCCCCCGACTACGCACGGACGAATGGCGGCTCGCCGACGGTGCCCATCATCGTCAACGCGCGGCAGCAGACGACCGGCATCATGAATGTCTACATCTACGCCTGGGACCAGGTGAACCTGTGGTGGCAAATGGCAGACGCCGACTTTTTTATCGCGATGCACGGAGACTGAGTGGCGACCTATACGAAAATCCCGAAGCCGACTTCAGCCAACTACGCCCTCGGCTACCAAACGTTCAACACCGCAACGCAGAATCAACTGGCGCTGCGCGATGCCTGGGTGCTGCGGCATGGCGCAGTCGATTTTCAGCCGCCGCCCGCCAACGCACAGAGCCGACCCGACTGGACAACGTGGCTGGGGCGCCACAACGATGAGCGAATCCCTCGAGACGTCGTCTACGTGCGACCGCGCGTCAGTGGAGCGTCGTACGCGGTAGATATGCTGGCAGGGCACCATGCGACGGCTGTTTCGCGCTTCGCTGCGGGCGCCTACTTCGTCAGGGTGCTGGGGCTGCAAAACTACTGGGGCGTCGCCGCCATCGCGGCAGGAAACTTGGCAGTGTGGGCGATGGCTCGCTCCGACTACCCACCCTACGGAAGCACGTCGCAGTCAGGCATCTGGGTGTTCACCTACTCGATGGGTGCGTCGTCGCTCGTTGCTGTCGACGCCCCATTCACCCTCGCCGTCTACGGCAGCTAGCGCGAGCTGCACTGGATCTGGTTCGTCTCGTGGAATCGACTGCTGGCGCACCACGAGCACGCGAAGCCGACACCGGTGCCGCCATCCACGGAGATGGCGCTCGCCGACGCGTCCCGCTCCCCGCCGCTTCCGCCTGGAGCGTCGCAGGAGACAAGAGGGCCGCCGTCCGCATAGGCCAGGCACGAGGTGGTTTGGCCGATTTCTGCGCAGCCATCGCACTGCACCTCAACCCACTCTCCGGCCGAACACACGCGCATCGTGTTGGACCGCAGGTCGACGTGGAGGGAGCAGAAGGCGCTGTCGGCGCCGAGCTCGCCGCCGGGTGACTTCTCGAAGAGATAGTCCGGCTTCACGCACCCGCCGTCGGGCAAGTGCTTCCCGTCACCGCACGCGCTCGCCACCACGGCCACCACCAGAAGCATCATTCGCATGTCTCCACCGTAGCAGCGCCGGTAACCGCGCGCGCCACTGGATGCACGTACGGCGGTGTAGCAGCGAAGGACGCTCGCGGCGGAGGGTAGCGCCATGCGCTGGCTCACCGACCAACCGTGGCTGTCTGTCACCGCACCCCTCACCGCTGGCACACTCGCGCGCTCCCCGGAGACGCTCGAGAGGGTGGCCGCGCAGTTCGACGTTGAGCGCTCGCCTCGGTACCAGCCGAAGCCTGGGGCCACCTACTGCAACGTCTTCGCGGCCGACGTCACGGCGGCGCTGGGGTGCGCCATTCCCCACGTCGACCGAGGGCACGACGGCCTGCTGACGGAACTGACGGCCAACGCCACCGTCGACTGGCTGGCCGGCCCCGGCAGCGTGCGCCACGGGTGGGAGTTGCTCCCCGACGGGCACACGGCCCAGGCGATGGCCGATGCCGGACGGGTCGCCGTCGCCATCTGGCGCAACACCTCGGGCGGACCCGGACATGTCGCGGTGCTGATGCCTTCGCACGGCGCGCCCGGCGTCTGGATTGCGCAGGCCGGCGCCCACAACTACGCCCGCGCGCCCCTCGCGTCGGGCTTCGGCGCCCTGCCCGTCGTCTTCTTCGGGCACCCCTGAGCCGCCGCCAGCTGCCCACCCGAAGCCACGGCCGTCGCCCACGTCTGACCCGGGCTTCGGCCTCGCAGTCCTCACCTGACCTCGCAGTCCCCTGGAGCCACCATGCGTCACCTCAAGCTGCACCTGCTGCTCTTCGTCGCCGCCGCTCTCGCCGTCCTCACGCCCGCACTGGCCCTCGCGCAGGACGGGGGGGCGCCGTTGCCTCTCCCGACGTCCCACGTCGCTCCAGCGCCCGCGCAGAGCCCTCTGCTGGGCCTCTTCTTTGAGTACGCGCTGCCGCCTCTCCTGACGGGGCTCGGCGGCCTCGTCCTCTGGCTGCTCGGCAAGCTGGGCGACTTCCTCGCCGCCAAGACGTTAGCGCAGGTGCAGGTCTCGCTCGCCGCGAAGGGCCTCGACGCGTTGAGCAAGTTGACCGTCATCGTGCAGCACACCGTGACGGAGGCCGAGGCGTCCTTGAGGCCCCTCTTCGCCAAGTCGCTCGAGGACGGAAGACTGACGCCTGAAGAGGGCGCCGCGCTCAAGGCCGCCGTGCTCAAGCAACTCAAGGAGCAACTCGCGCCCGAGCTGCTCGCGCTCGTCAAGACTGAGCTCGGCGACGCCTTCGAGACGGTGCTCGGTGGTCTCGTCGAGGGCGCCGTCGCCAAGCTGGGCACCTCATCGGCGCCGGCTGCCGCCACCTCGGCCGCGCTCGCCCTGAAGGCAGCGGAGTTGATGCCGGCCCCCCCTTCGATGCCCCTCGCCGGGAGCTGAGCGAGGGGCTTACCGCAGTCGACGCGCTGCCCGTCGGCACGGGGTACGCGCAGTTGCTCGCCGGCCTCGACACCACGGCCGCCTGGGCGCGTGGTGAGGCGGGCTGGCACCCGCGCGCCGGTCTGGACGTCTATGGCTACGGCGAGGCCCGCGCAGCCTGGGGCGCCACCGTGGAGGGCGTCGTGGGCGTTGGCGTCAGGGCTACGTGGTGAGGCTTACTCGGCGTCCTCGCCGAGCCGTGTGGCGCCCACCGGCCGGCGGTCTGCGGGGAGACAGCCGAAGGCGTGGGGCGTGACAGGTGGCTGTTGGTCTGGCGCGCCCAACGCCTCCCCGAAGGGCTTCCGGCGGCCGGAGGGCGATGCCTGGAGAGGAGTGTGGCCCCCGTCACTTGCCGCACTGACAACTCGGCACCAGGCAACGCCCCTTCTCGTGCGTAGTGTCCAGGTGACCGCAGCCGCAGAAGTCAGGCCTCAGGGGGCACGCGCGGCAACTGCACAGCCCGAGTATCAGCGCGGAGCCCCCCCCGAGAGGAGCCACCTGTTCACCGAGGGAGCCTCCTTGGGCCAGTGTGTCGGGGGCCGCAGTCGGCATCGTGGCAACGGCGTGCCAACCTCGGCGTTCAGGGCGTTGCGAGGGCGTCGCGGCACCTCAAGCGCGATGCGGTGAGGGCAGCCGCTGCTGTAGCGGGCGAAGGGCATGGGGTCTCCTGAAGGAGGGAAGGCGGCAGGCTCCAGCAGTGGGCCATTGCGGTGCTCCCTGGTGCTGCGGCGTGATTGCCGCGATCAGTGATTTAAGCAACTCAAGGAACAGGTCGCACCCGAGGTGCTCGCGCGCCCTCACTCGTCATCTCCTGCGAACAGCGGGACCGGAGGGCTCCCCGCGAGCACGTAGTGACGCATGGCACCTCGGCACCAGTCGGAGAGCGGCACCTGCGCCACCCGCGCCGCCTCCTCGACCAGTGCGCGGAGCTCCGCGCTGCATCGGACCTCGAGACGGGTCTCGCTCACTACACGCCCAGGTGGGCGACCGCGGCCGCGCTTTGGCACTGCGTTGCGTGAGCCGCTCACGTGGTGCGAGACCTCGACGGGACCGCGAGTCCACTGCTGACAGCGTGCAAGCGATTCATATTTTCTCCGTGGTGCTGCGGGTAGGCGGCCAGAGCGTCAGGCAGTCTCAGGCGTCGCCCGAGACCGCTAGCCCAGTCACGGCAGGTCCTCGGGCTTCGGGCAGTGCTCGGCCCACGCCTTGACATCTGCCACCAGCACGCGGCGAGCGCTCCAGCGATGGAGCAGCTCTGGCAGGCGCGCAGGCTCCGAGACGCTGTGGTCCTGCTGCGGTCCGTCCTCCGCAAGTTGGCTTAGCCTGCGGCTTCCTGATTTGCGCACCAACGTGACAGCGCCACACAGCTCCCACTCGTCACCCTCGACGTGACGGGCCCAGCCAACGCGAGTTACGCCCCAGTAGCGGCCCGGTACTTGAATCAGCAGTAAGCCTTCACGCATCTCGTGTGTCCTCCAGTGGTGGTGGTTGTTGTTGTTGTCGGTGGCGTCGTTGTCGTTGCTGCTGTCGTCGGTGGCGTCGTCGTCGTCGGCGGTGGCGGTGGTGTCGTCGGCGTCGGTGGTGTCGGCGGTGGCGGTGGTGTCGTCGGCGTCGGTGTCGTCGGCGTCGGTGACGTCGTCGATGTCGGCGTCGGTATTGTGAGACGCAAACCGCGCGAACTTGCCCCAGCCGACAGGCTGGGCCGTCTCCTCGGCCGCGTCCTGCAATGCGTCGCGCACGCGCGGGTTAGAGAGTTTGCGGTTCCTCACGGGTCACTTCGCCAGGAGCGTGGTGACGGCCTCCAGCTTCGCCAGCCGCGCCTTACTGGCAGCGATGGCGACGCGACAGCGCGCGCAGCGCGGCCGCATCAGCGCTGCCTCGGCCGACAGCTCGGCCTCCTTGGCAGCGCGAGCAGCCTCGTACTCGGCGCCCAGCGCGTTGAGCAACCCCTCGTCCGCCCCGAGCTGGAGGCTGCGCTCGAGGTCGGCAATCTCCTGCTCCCGCGCCCACTCCTGACCGTCCGCCGTGCCCGCCGCCGCCTTGCTGTAGTTCTTCGAGTCCACGATCTCACTCCCAGTTGCGGGGCGGCTTGATTGCCGCGCCCGTTGGTTATTTGCACGGCAGTCCGAGAGGAGCCACCTGTTCACCGATTCAGCCTCCTTGGGCCTCTTCTTCGAGTACGCGCCCCACACGGTCTCGCGCAGCAGCTCGACGACGACGTCGGACGCGCGACGGTGCGCGGTGTATCGGTGCACCGGCACACGAAACGTCCTCACCCGGCGTCCTCTCCAGCAAACGGCGGCACCACGGGGGAGCCGGACAGCACTCGCGCGCGCATCGCCTGCCGCGTCCACTCCGTCAGCGTCTGCCCCGCCGCACGCGCTGCGGCGGACGCGAGGCCTTTCAGCTCGGGCGACAGCGGCACCAGCACCGCCGCGCCCGACTTTGCTGGCGAGCGTCCCGGAGGTCGACCGGGGCCCCGCTTCGCTGGCTCTCGGGCGGCCACGTCAGGCCACCACTGCGTCGCGGTCGGACTCCTCAGCGTCAATCTGCGCCTGCTCCTCCGCGCGGTACAGGCCGCAGTCGGTGCCGGCGCACATGTGGCCACCCTTCAGCCACTCCACCCGCGCCCACCTCCCGGCGCTGGTGCGGTACCAACCGGCGAGAGCGACAGGCTCCAGCAGCGTTTCGTTTTCGGCGAGGTTCGTCACGGTGTCTCCAGCGCTCGCGATGGAATCAGGCAGGGCCGGCGAGCGATGCGGCCCTGCTCTGCGCCCGAGCTGCACCAGCCTCGGGCGGTGCTGCATCAGGCATCGCAGCGGCACTGACCGGCCCAGTGGCGGCCGCACGGCCCGGCCACGTCCCAGGCGCCGCCGCTGGTGATGATGGCCGAGCCGTCGGGGTACGCGAAGCGGGTCTCGGTGCCGTCGACGCGCGAGACCTCGGCGCCCTCGGCGAACGCGGAACGCTGGGTCTCGGTGAGGGTCGAGCCGTCCTCGAACTTGGCGGCGCGGGCGGTGGCGATAGATTCGGTGGTCATTGTGGTGCTCCCTGGTGCTGCGGGCGGCGTGATTGCCGCGCTCAGTGATTTATTTATACAACGCCTCTCACGGCAGCGCAAGGGTTTTTCGATATAAATCTACGGCGCCACAGATTTCGCGCGGTTACGGGTGCGTCTCGCTCTCCTGTGCGGCCGCGTGCTCGACTACCCTCAGCCACCGTAGTCGATACCTCGACGTCTGCTTGGTCGACGTGCCCAGCACCAGCGCCAGCTCGCGCAGCGGCAGGTGCCCGTGCGTGCGCAGCGCCGCCTTGACGCGCTCTGCGTTCGCGAGATTCTCGGGCGAGTCTGCGCGGAACGCACTGCGCGGAAGGACGCGCTGAAACGTCAGCCCGGCCTCGCGCCCCACCTGCCGCACGGTGTCGACTCCGACGCCGACGGCGGCGGCGAGTTCGCGAATCGTCCACGAGTCGCGCGACCCGTGCATCGCCACGATTGCCTCCCAGCGTCGTCGGGCCTCGGCGTTTTTGCGCGGATTCGCCGCGGCGGATTTCGCGAGGTGCGGCTCATTCGCTGGCAGCGTCGGGCCAGCCGACGCCAGCGCCTCCTCGTGCTGCGCGGCCATCCGTTGCAGGCACCTGCGCCGAAACTCTCGCTCCGCAGTGTCGCGGGCAGTGGCGAGCCAGTGCGAGTACTCGAGTGTAGGTCCGCTCACTGAATCACCTCCTTCAGCGCCTCGTCGAGCGCCACCTCGTCGTCGACGAACATCAACGGCGACAGACGAGCAATCACGCTCGCCAGTCTCTCCAGCGCCTCTGCGTCGACAACGGCCACGCGCACAAGCCGGTTTCCGCGTGCCTTGCCGACGAACTTCTCGATGTCCTTACGCCGGGGCGCCAGCTCGACACCCCCGAAATCGTCAAGGCGCAGCAAGCCATTGCCGATTTCCTGAATCGCCCAGTACGTCGGCGGCTTCTTCCTCTTCGCCATGTTCCACCTGCCCCCAAAAAAGAGCACCCGCGCCGCGCCTGGGGGTGTGACGCGGCGGGGTGCGAGGCGGTGTTGCTGCCTCAAAGATTAGTGGTGTCTCGGTCCGTCGCCAGCACCGTCTCGGCCGCGCGCTTCGCGGACTCGTACGTCGGCGCCTCGCCCAGCTTGCCGCGCGCCCACCAGCACCAGCCGGCGTGTCCGGTTTCGGGTGAAGGCTTGCTCGCGTACGTCACCACGGCGAGCGGCTCAGCGTTGCTCGGACAGTGCCACGACAGCGCGCCGGAGTTCCCCGCCCAGTACTCGGTGGCCAGTCTGTTGACTCGCAGCAGTCGCAGGAGTTCTGCAGTGTTCTCGCTCACGTCTTCCGGGTCGTCGATTTCGACCTCGGCGGGTGCGCACACAAAAAAACGCGCGCCGCGCTTTGCGTTCTGCGCCAGAGCAGGAGGCAGCAGCGCCCGCCTGCCGCTCACGGCGTCACCTCGGGCCACTCGACGCGCCACACCCACGGGTTTGCCGCCCACGAGCCATCGCCATAGACGCCGTGCCAGAGCCAGCGAAACGCCCCGCAAGCGGAGTCCCAGCACGGCGTGCTTCCGTCGCGCCCCGTGTCCTCGGCGTGCCACCCGCCGTCGTCGCACCGCGTGACGCCCTCGGCCGTCGTCTTCTTCGCCGCCATTTGCTTCTCCTTGGTGGTGCTGCGTGAGTGCTACGGGGAAACGCCATGTGCCGCGCCCGCCAGAATCTGGCGCGCAGGTGCCTGGCGCCAGCGACGGAGGACGCCCGCGAGCATGTCGCGCGACTCCCGGTACTCGCGCTTTCCGGCGAGCCTCCGCGCGAGGGTGCTGCCCCAGCGGCGGCTATCGGCAGCATCCTCGCGCAGCACGTCGGCGAACCAGCTCGGCGAGGGGCACTGGCCGTGCAGTTCACGGTACCGCGTCAGCGCCGCCGCGCACGCGAAACAGCACTTCTCGGTCCACGCGCGGCCGTCGTCCACGATTCGATCGCACCGGTACTGGGAGCCCGGCACCACGACGTGGCCGCAGCAACAGCACCGGTGATGTTTTCGGGCCGTGCGCCACTCCTCGACGTAGACGTCGGACGGGCCCTCAGGGAGAGCGAAATTCATGCCGCCCTCCGATCGAACCCACGGATGGGTGGGGCTGGCAAGGGTGATGACTGCGCGAGCGCGCTCACAGCGTCGCCGGGCCGAAGCTTCACGGCGCGGACGTCTCCGCAACGGATGGCGTCTCCACGGACTCAGCGGCAGCCTCGGCCGGCAGTTCTGCCGGCACGTCGACGATTGCCATCTTCCGCGTCACGCGCTCCTTGAGCTTCGCGCTCACGGCCTCGGGCGCGATTGCCTGCGCAACCACCTCGCCGTCGACGTAGTCCGCATCGTCGGCTTCGATGGCGCGCGCGAAGCGCTCCGAGGAAAGAGGAAGCCACTTCGCCAGGCGGCGAAACACCGTCTTGCGCGCCATTTCGTCGTAGTCCGTCGCCCACGGGCCGTTGTTTCCACTGCGGCTCCGCGTCCGAATCGCGTCCACCTGGTGGCGCGACATCACCTCCACCAGCACAGAGCCGTCCTTCAACTTCGCCACGGCGTAGACGTAGCGCACGCCCCCCGCGTCTCCGTCGAGGTACGGCACATGCTGGATGGTCTGGTCGATTCCCTCCTCGAGCGCGAACTTGTCTTTCTCACGCACAACGACGGCGCGCACCGAGGCCAACTCGCCCGAGCGCCGGGAGAGCTCGAGGAATCCCCGGTATCCGATGACGGGCGTGCACGTCGTCTTGTAGGGCACGAGGTAGAGGTGTCCGAGCGGCCCCCCTGGCTCGAGGCCCAACTCGGCCGCCACCAGCACGGACTGGAGCAGCGACGTGGGCGTGCACTGCTGGAGTTGCGGCGACTTCGCGACACAGTTGACAGCGACCCGCATTAATCGCTCGGGAGTCAGGTGCGCAGGCACCAATTGCGCGATGGAGTCCTTCCGCGCGCGCAGCAGGTCCGCCAGGGTTTCGGTAGTCGACTTCTGAATTTTCGTTTCGCTCATGACTGCTCCTTGGTGTTCCACTTCGGTTTGAACGTGCGCACGCCGCGCACGTTGGCGCGCCACGTGATGACTCCCTCGGGCCCTTCGATTCCGCTGGCGTCGGCGATGAGCGACTTGAGCCGCGCCTCCAGCGTCTCCGTCGCGCGCTCCCACTTTCCGGCCTCGCTCTGCGCGAGTCGAAGCTCTGCCATCAGGCAATCTTCCCGAGGCGTCGCTGCACGCACGGGCGTCGCGTCCTTTGGCCAGCGCGCGCGCAACCAGTCGCGCACCTGACTGCTGCCCTCCATCGAGGGCTCCGCGCCCTCGACGACGTGGCGTCTCCACCACGTGCGGGCGTAGTCGAGCATCCGCGCCTGCAACTCTGCGTCGGCGATGGCGTGGTAGACAACGAGGTCTCCGTCAAGCAACGCAGCGAGGTGCATCTCGCTGGAGAGAGGGTAGTGACTGGAGCAGACGAGGTGCTCCCACTGGAGCTGGAGGAGGTACTCGGGCGGCACCTGGTCCGTGCCTGACTCCCCCCACTGCGGGCCGCCACGGCGCGGCGACTTGATTGAAAGGAGACGCCTTCCGCTCTCGGTCCCGACGACGCGGTCGGGCGTGCACAGGGCGATTGGCGCCTGTGCGTGCCGCACAGTCCCGGGCTCCAGAGATTCCACCACGCCGTAGCGGTGCGCGTACCAGCGCGCGATGCCGTCCTCGAGGAACGTGCCGCGCCGCATGTCCTCCGTCTCGGGCACACACCACCCCTGCGTCTTGCTCAGCCACACGTCGTAGGGCGCGGCGAAGCGTGACTCGCCCAGCACGGCGGAAATCTCGCTCCCGCCGATGCCTGTTTTTCGCACCTCCAGCTGCTCCGGCGTCAGCGGCATCGTCTCACCTCGCCCAGTGTGCGTGTTGCTTCCTCAGGGCCTCCGCGTCGCAGGACGGACAGCGACAGACGGAGCGCCAGGCGAGACGGAGGCGTCGGCCAAGCCGACCGCCGTGTCCGTGCGCGGCCTCGAGCTGGTCGTGCTCTTCGTCGGCGATTGCGTCAGACGCGCGCCAGTCGAATAGGGCGGTGGTCATCTTCTGGCCCCCGACAGCGCCCCCGGCACGAGGCACCCGCACCGGCAGCAGTGGTAGCGCCAACTCCACGCACGGACGACGCCGGGCGCGGTTGCGTGGCCGACGACGGCGCAGACGAGGCGGCGGAGGGCGCTCATTTCGTGGCCTCTAGCGCGTCAGCCGCGGCGGCGTAGACGTTGGCCGCCGTGCGAACGGTGCGCGGCAGGCGGCCTTCCATCGAGACCACGCCGTCGAGCGCGCAGCGAAGCTGTTCGCGCTCCTTGCGCAGTCGCTCCACCTCCGACTGCACCGCCTGCGCGTGCTGCTCGCGCTCGGCTCGGTCCTCCGCGTCGACGAGGAGGCAGAGGGTTGATTCGAGGTCGACGCTCACAGGGCGCCTCCGGGCGCAGGAGCGTGCTTCGTCTTGGTCTTGTTCATGACTTCTCCCTGAGGAAGAGCTCGGTTTCGACTTCCAGTTTGCTCACCACCTGGTGCTGCGCCGCGAGCAGGTCCCTCACGTAGTCGCGGGCCAGCTGCACCCGCCGCTCGAGGTCCGTGACGTGGTCCCAGAGGCGGTCGTTCTCGTCGCGCAGACGGTCGACCTCTGAGTGCCCGTCACGAATCAGATCGCGCCCGGCCCGGGCCCACTCGGTATCGGTCGCACTCACAGGTTGCCCCGCGCGTCCGCCAGGCGCTCCGCCGCCTCTTCGCGGCGCCATCCGTCGCACTCGGCACAGTGACACCGGCCGGCAGAGACGCAGGCGCCGCACGCCCAGTCGCCGTCGGTGCAGTGCGCGTCGCCGTGCGAGGCCTCGGCAGGGCGACCGCACGCGGCGCACTCCGGCTGCTTCGCCAGCGTCCCGGACTCGTACTCGTTGCGGAGGTCGTGGACGTACGCCGCGAAGTCGGAGACGCGCATCTCCCAGCGGTGTGCGCGCTCGTCGGCCTCGCTGGCCTGCCCGTGGTAGCGCACCCAGCACGGCACGAGGTGGCGCTCGCTCGCGGAGACCTCCAGTGAGCCGAAGATGAGCTGCTCAAGCGCGTCCTCGAGCTCCATCTTGGAGTCGCACTCCAGGCGCAGCGGCTGCAACACTGTTCTCGTCATGACCTACCCCCAAGCACTGCGTGTCCGTCGCTACTGGGCTCACCGGGCCGACCCCGGCGCTCTGTGCTGGCTCCGACCGACCCACCGCCCGCCCACCGGCCTCGCTTCGACCGTGGCTGAACTGTATACACGAACGAGCCATACGTCAAGAGAAACCATTTCGACCGACGGAAGCGGTGTATTGAAGTAGTTACATGTTTCAGGTATACGGCACAGAGCGCGAAGAAGCCCGACGGAACGGGCGTGCAGTTCCAAACTCGAAGGAGTGAAAAAAGTGACCGCAACAGTCCCGAGCAACATGTCGCTCTACGTGCCCCCCGATAAACTCTGGATGCTGAGCTTGCGCTCGACGCAGGCGTTCCGGGAGAGGATCCAGGGAGTCGTGCGCATCTGGAAGAAGCACGCCGAGGCGCGTGGCGACGACGCGGGGGCCATCGACATGGCTTACGTCACGCGCCGAATCCTCGAGGCTGGCGTCGACCAGGCCTTCGCCGAGTACGACTAAGAGCCGAAGACGGAAGCGGCGTTGGAGGCCATCGAGGCTGCCGTCGTCAAGGCCACCAAGAAGTCCCGCTAACCCGGCCCGAGAAGGGCCCGGCCAACTACCGCCCGGGCCGGAATACCTCGCGTCGAAGATGGCCAACTCTTCCAGGGCCGCGCGCTCGGTGCGGCATTCCGTCGTCTGATGGAGCCGGACGGCGCACGGGAATTGCCCATGCTGTCTCACTCGAAAGGAAAGAACAAATGACTCCAGCTTGCGTCGACGTCTCGCCCACCCACGGCCCTGGCGCTGACGCCAACCTCGCGCGCGTCACGGGCGCCATCGGGCCCGCCGTGCTTGCCTTCTGCCGCGCGCGCCTCAGCGGCACGTTCCGCGCGGCGGAGTTGCACGCGGCCGTGCCCTTCGCTGCGCCCGCATCCGCCGACAGAGTCCTGAGAGACCTCCGCCGCCGCGGGCACGTCCTCTACCGCGTCGTCGACCGCGCCGCTTCGCTGTACCAGGTCGAGGGGGTGACGCCGTGAGCCCCGACACCTGCGACTGCTCCGGCTACTCCCTCGACGTCGTGCACCGGCTCTGTCTCGTCTCGGCAGGCGGTGGCCTCCTCCTTGGTCTGTTTCTCGCGCTCGCAGCCCTGGTGCTGGTGAGTGCCGCCCGGGAGGTGCGCCCGTGACTCCCTCCGACGTGTTGGGTGGACGCGCGCGGTGGTGCGTCGTCGAGGGAGACAACGCCGAAGTGCTGCCAACGCTTCGGGACAAATCAGTCGCGCATGTCGTCACGGATCCGCCGTACAGCGCGGTCACCCATGCTGCTGCTGCTGCTGCTGCTGCTGCTGCAAGGCCTCTGCCGGACGGAGGAGCCCGTAGGATCTACAACTCGGGCGGCGTCGGCTTCGGATTCGCACACCTTGCTGAAGGGCAACGTGAAGATCTGGCTGTGCAGTTCGCTCGACTCGCGACGCGCTGGGTGCTGGCATTTTCGGATCAAGAGGGCGCCGGGTGCTGGATGTCCGCGAACTTAGCGGCCGGGCTCGACCACGTGCGAATCGGGCAGTGGGTCAAGGAGGGGGGCACGCCGCAATTCACCGGCGATCGGCCGGCCAACGGGTGCGAGGCAATCACCATCGCTCACGCCAAGGGTCGAAAACGCTGGAACGGAGGCGGTCTCCCGGCGGTGTGGCACCACCCAATCCGAGCGCTCGAGGCGAAGCGAGCTGGCGACGGGCGAGACGAGCACATCACGCCAAAGCCGATCGGGCTGATGATCTCTCTCGTCGCGCAATTCACCGACACCGACGACGTGGTGCTCGATCCGTTCGCGGGCTCCGGCACAACGGGAATCGCGTGCCTCCGGCTGGGGCGCCGATTCATCGGTGTCGAGAGAGACACAAGATACGCCGCCGTTGCGCGGGAGCGCCTCGAGGCCGAGTCTCGCGGCCTAACACTGCGCGACGCGCGCGCCGGCCAACTCTCGCTCCTCGGGGGAGGCATTCCATGAGCTATATCGCTGTCGACCTGAGGGTGATCGAGGGGCTCGCCGGGCAGGTAGCCCGGGCCTCCGCCGCCTCCGAAGACCGCGTGTTGGCCGGGCTCGTGCGCCTCTGGCACCGGTGCTGGGTCACCACCTCCGACACCGTCACCCGATCGCAGCTCGCGGGCGTGTTCGGTGTCGAGGGCGTCGAGGCCCTCGCCGACGCCCTCGTGCACCTCGAGTTTCTCGACGTCGTCGAGGGGGGCTGGCGGGTGCGTGGCGCAGAGCGTTATCTGCGCCTCAAGGAGTCGCGCAGGGCCGGCGCGCAGAAGACGAACGCCGCACGCTCTAGAGCGTCGCTCAAGTCACGCT